AACTCTTTTTCTGCTCCATTAGCACAACAACGGCTTTCTGCTATACAATCTACTTCATCAAGCATAAAGACACACTCATGCTTTTTTACATAATTAAATATATTTGCAATATTTCTCCCAGTATTCCCTAAAAGAGAATCTATGACGCTTGAAAAATTAAGATAAAATAATGGTAGATTAAGTCTATGTGCTACATAGCGAGCAAATTCTGTCTTTCCTGTGCCGCTTTCTCCATAAAGAATTGTTGCATTGCAGTAATGAATACGCCTAGAGTCCATGAACTCTGCAACCGCTTTCATTTTTATAATTGATTGTAAAACAGAATTAATCCAGTTTTGTTGGGTGTAATACCGTTCAGGAATAAAGTTTTCAGGTGAATAACAGATTACCTTACCCTCAATATTTGTCGGAAATCATTTAAACAGTTCGTTATGCATCTTTTCACTGAATATGATAAATAGTCATTTTCAGCTATAAGCGTTTCTAACAGTTCTTTTGTGTTTTTATTTAATGGCATTTTTTATTTTCTCCTCTAATCGTCCAAAATGATACAACCATCTTCAAAATATAATGTAGAAACTACTCGACTACCTGTATAACAACCACCCTCATCTCCGTTCTGGATATTTACAGATAAGTCCCCGTCATATTCAGATAGCTTTTCAATTAACTCTTTTACGGTCATTTTTTCTCTCTTTATTCTAATAACAAGCACAAAAATAACGGAATGCTAAAAACGGTAAAAAAGAATAAACACAGCCTGAAGCTTTGCATATAGTTTCCTTTTTTTACTTCTGCATTAAAAATCCATTCCGCCAGAAAAGGTATAAAAAACAATGCAAAAACATATACAAAAATTATAACTATCATTTTGCCTCCCGTTTCATTTTTTCGTATTCTCGACCGGCGTCAAAGGCCTGCGTTGCAATTTCATGTTCAAATATACTTGCTGCTTTACAAAGTCGTAAAATATCAGCAGGCTTACCAATACCAAGAATTTCAGAAACTTCATTGATAAATTTTGTGTAACTTTCTTGATCTTTTGTGATCATTCCTTTATCCCTTTAATCCTTTCCCCAATCCAGCGCATAACCGGAACTGCCATACTGTTGCCGATTGCCTTATATCGTAAACTGTCGGGACATTGTTCGGCAGGCTTACCGCGCCAACTGATTTTTGTCCAGTTATCAGGGAAGCCCTGCAAGCGTTCACATTCAAGCGGGGTAAGGCGACGGATTTTCTGCTGTTTGCTTCCGGCATATCCTATACAGTTTGTGTGGGAAAATGTATCAACTGTCCCAGCTTTTGCAGTTACGCATGGATTTTGTCGTCCGTTTATGACAAAAACATCTCCGCTAAACTGCTTCCCACTTGCTAAAACCAAATCAAAATAATCGGGAGATGCAGTATTTCTCAAAGTTGAAGCTCTTGTATCTTTGTGATATTTGTAGTTTCCTCCTCGGCGAAAATATGTGCTTTCAGTGCTTTCTCCAACTCTTTCGGAAGTTTCTTGTTTCTGTGTTTTGCCCGTCGTAATATCCCCGCACATGCTTTCCGGCTCAAATAATACTTTTGCGGCACGGTCTGTTCGGTTATCAATATGTCCGACAACGAAGACTCTACGGCGGCGTTGGGGTACTCCGAAATACTGAGCGTCAAGCACCCTGTACGCCCACCCATACCCGCATTCTTCCAACCCGGCAAGGAACGATGTAAAATCATATCCGCTGTTCGAGGATAATACGCCGGGGACGTTTTCCCATACAATCCAGCGGGGGCGGTATGCTTCCACAATTCCCAAATAGGCATACATGAGAGCGCCTCGCTCGTCTGCGGTTCCGCCTCGTTTTCCGGCAATACTGAAAGACTGGCAAGGTGTGCCTCCGACCAGAATGTCAAATTGTCCGATATTCCATTTTTCATATTGCGTAATATCTCCATAGTTTTTTACGGCAGGGTATTTTTGCTTCAACAATTCGCAAGGGAATTTTTCTATTTCTGCAAAACCTACAGGCATAAACCCTAACGGTTCCCATGCAACGCTTATTGCTTCAATACCGGAGCAGACGGATAAGTAGGTCATTTAATAACTTCCATCACAAGGACTAAATCCACATTCCTCACACCAGATAGGAGATGTAAAACAGCTAAAAAAAGCCTTTCCATCAACTGTAGGGCATCCGCATTTTTTACATAGCCCATTTATAGTATCAAAATATAAATTTCGTCCTTGCTCTGCTTTGCAATGGCTATATCGCCATATATCAGGATCAAAGGTTATACCGTGTATATTGGTCATGTTGTTTTTACGTCTCCAAAATTATATTTCTCACCACAAAAAGGACAGAAAGAAAAAACGACACTGTCTGTTGTTTTGTTTTTGTAAAACTCACCTGTTTTAGTCTTCTTGCGAAAACTATAACTTCCAGTCATAAATGTCTGAATCTGATTATTATTACCAATACAAAACGAAACCCCATTCATTTTCGCTTCATTATCTCCGCAATTCTCTTGTAAAAGTTCTATAATTTTTTCAACGCAATCGCACATTTACTCCTCCATCAATTCCCCGCAGGGGCTGCCGTCGTCAGCAAAGACATACCTATCTAAAAAGGTTGTAAAAGTATAATAGCTTCCGCCCACACCTATTGAGCCTACGTTGTCGGAGATTTTACCTATACTGGTAATTAACTTTAAATCGTCAGTTGTTTTGTCTTTTACCCATCCGCCGTGTGCTTTAATTGCTTCCATCGCTTTTTCAACACTCTCAAACGGCTTGTACTTCGGTTCGGCGGGCGGTTCGATAAGGTAGGCGTAAACCCATTGGTAATTAGAGGTAAGAAAACGCGCAACGGAATCATCGTCTGATACCCTTGTTAATATTTGTACATGGGTATCGAATACTTTATCTTGTACGGCTTGCCGCAAGCCAGAGACTGTATCGGCAAAAATACACTTGCTACCTATCTTCAACTCATCCGCATTCACCGCGGTGTATACTCTCGATTTGTCAAATTCCATTGCTTATTTCTCCTCATTCTTGTAAAAATCTTCGTTGCAATCCGTTACGGTTCGTTGTGCAAGTGGTGTAGATGGTAAGGGAATATTGCACTCTCCAAATAATTCGACTGTTGCAGCTTCCCAGTCTTCATAGTAATTATGACTGAGCTCATCAGCGACATTTTCAAATATTTGCTTTGCATCGATCTCATTCCTTGCCCATATTTCTATTGCTCCGGTCGAAATTACTCTTTCTAAAAATGCTGTGTACCGCTTAAACCCTTTCGCTTTCATTTCTTCGACTGTCATTTTGTTTTTTCTCCTTCCTCCCAATCTACCGGGATAAAGATTTTATCAAACTGCAATTTGTCTTTAACAAATACTGTTACGTGTCCCAAATCAAAAAGACCGTAAACTTTCCAATCGCAAGCTTTGTTTTTGATCTCTGAATTACATTCGTAAGGATTTGTTGTAATTCCTTTACAGTAAGGGCAAATAAACTTCTTAGAAGGAATAGATTTTAGAAAATCATCTACAGTTTCAAAAACAAAAACTTTACCCTCTTCAATTTTTGGCATATTACAATCTTGATAATAGTTCATATACCAATAACTTCGTTTTTCTTCCCATTTATCCAAAAGTTCAGAAGCTGACAGATTTAGTTTTTCTGCATAATACAGCACTCTATCTATTACCCAGTTTAATTTTTCTGCATATTCTGCATTTTTCGGGTTTCGAGCAATATCTTGCTCAACCGCTTGTGATAAAGTCTGATACCCTTTACATTTTTTCAATTCAATCAAATCTTCTTTTTTCATTGTTTCACCTCTTAAAAAATCTATATTTTACTTTTAAGCCGTAAAGTAAATTATAAGTATCCATATTTTACTTTCCCGTGTTTCAATCCATCAGCTTTTGAATATCCGCTTTTTCCAATCCCATGCCGATAAGCAGCAAAGTACAATAGCCGATGATGTCGGCAACATCATTGATACGTGGAGCGCTTTCAGTATTTGCCATAATGCGCCCGATCTTATCGTCAAGCCGGATTAAAATAGAATTGACCGCATCGCCTTTATAAAAGACCCGCTTTGGATGCAATGCGGAGTCTCCATACTTTTGATTTTTGTATAAAAGCAAGTCCCGCATTGCGCCCGTCAGTTCTACAATTTTCTGTTGTGTTTCAGTGCGTTCTGTCATGGTATTTCTCCCTATTTTGACCAAGTAAACTTTTCTCCGCAAAACGGGCAAAACTTAAAAAGTCTGCCTTTACTTTTTGCACAAGTTTTGTAAAAGATGGCGATGACCGGCGCATCTGCAATGCTGAATTGTTTAGAAAACATCATTTCCTGCGTAACACCGCGCAGCACTTTTATTCCTTTGCTGCCGTCAGTGCTGTCAACGGCATCAAGCAATTCGTCGCATAATCCGCTTTTAGAACATTTATTTGTTTCTGTCATTTTTCTACCTCCTATCTTACGTCTTTAAAATGGATTGCATAAACAGGTTTATCTATATGTAAATCCGTATCTTTGCCATCTACAACCTCAATTTTTGTAATCCATGCCTCTAGCGTTTCTTTTGTATACCCTAATCGAAAAATGCAGGGAGCGGAGAAATTTTCAAAGATTGTCTTGTTAAACTCCCAGTATATATTGCCTCCTCTAAATTCTGCTCTTTCAAGTCTTCTTGTCCAATATGGTTTGACTTCGCGATACTCTATTGTTTTCTCGCCGCTTTTGATTTTTTCATACCATTCTTTTTTTAGTATAAATGTTAGCATTTCTATTCCCCCGTATATTTATTGTGCATGTGAGCGTTTCATTACTTGCGGTGCTAATATGTGCTTTAAAAGGCATTCGGAACAACAATAGTACAGCGGTGTCTGCCGTGCCCTATCAGCTGAAACCCATTCACCGCATTTGGGCGCTCCTATAGAAACACGTTTACCGCAAGCGGCACAGTACCGTTTTTTCATTTTTTTCATTTATTTGCCTCCGCTATCCACTTTTTGAACAACTCTAATCTGCTATACAGCTCATAGGCGATTCCTCTTTGGGTTCTAATTGTATTTTCCGTACAAAAATCAAGCTCACGTACTTTTTCATCCAGCATTCCAAAATCAATGGAATTAAAAAAACTGATACCATCACTAAACAACCGATAAATTTGTTTCTGCTTCTTCATACTGACTTCTCTTCGCATGATGTCATCCTCCAAAATGGCAGATGTAATCCCTTTTCGGCTTAAGGCTACTCGACCAATACACGGAATGGGTTCCATGTTAAAGTGTAAATGAAGCTTCCAATCATCTTCTATGCGAGTAATCTTCCATTCAGGCGACATCCCTTTACCAACTAAATACACACGCAATGCTTCCATCCGATTTTTGTGGGATGCATGTAATTCTTCAAATTTTTTGCGATTCTTATTGTCGAAAATGATAATTTCTTTTTCCAATTCCGCTATCATATCCAATAATTTCTGTTTCATTTTATTTGCCTCTATAATGCTTTAAAAAGTTTGGAAACGTACTCTCCAAAATGAGAATTAGTACCTTCCTTTATAACGCCGAGGATATAAAAGAGAGTATCTTCGAACGTTGGAAAATACGTACAGGAAGCCAACCATTTTCCCTCTTTTTGATAGACAGCGGTAAACAAATCGTCTTTAACGTATCTCACCGATGACGGAAATTGCTTGATAATAGCGTAGTCTTGATCCGAAAAAACGACTTCCGCTTTACCTTCCAAGTCTGCTGTTTTAAGATATTGCTTGTTATCCTTATATTTCTTCTGCTGTTCTTCTGCTAAACGAAGCTGTTTGTTTTTACAAAAAGCAGGTAAGGCATCAAATTCTTCTATGGTCATTTATTTACTCCAATAATTCCTTTATCTTCTCACCGCCGAAATGCGCTGCGGTAAGGTCTACAAACTCGTTAAGTGTAAGTCGGTCATCGTCTTTAAGCGCGTGAGTACGCATAAATTCATCGCGCCCAAAACGGCAAGAGCCGGTGAGCATACCGTGCCATTCGTATAGTGTGCTGACGGGAAGTTTGTTATCCGCGCTGCGTGAAAAAAGCACTTTCAATTCTTCTTTCTTCGCTTCAAAGTCAACGCTCCGGTAATACTTTCCTTTTGCATCCTGAAGCGCCATCCGCAACGTTTCTCCGTGCGCAAAAAAGCCCTTACATTTACCGATAAACGCCACCTGTGCGGTAAAATCCGTTCTATTGATAACGTCAACCTTTGCCCATACGTCATGTACCGTTTTGAAGACGCATGGAATACCGTCAACAACGTATACGGGCTCCCCGTTGTAGGTGAGAACGGATAGGGCGGCGTTGTCTACATTGCATACGCCCCTTGGATATTTGCCGTCTATTCCTCTTCCACACGAATCACCGCTTCCGGCGGCTCCGTCTCCGAACCCGTCTCCGTTTTTGCCGTCGCTTCGCCCAATATAGATTTCGTCTATATCGCATGATTTTCCATCTCTGGAGCCGCGCCCCTCAGACGATCCGTGTCCGTACCCACCTCTGACGCCGCTTCCCTTTTCTATTCCACTGCCGTATCCGCTGCCGTCGTTACATTCACCGATGAGGTTGTAAGCACCGTTATGGAAAGCGGCGCTCATAGTTCCTGTGCCTCTTAAAAAACGCGTTATTTGTGCTGTGTCCATACGACAACTCCGTCAATACTTGCTGCGGCTTTTTCCGTTACGGAAAGGATTTCAGTAACTTCAAAAAGTTTTACCTCATCGACCGCTATAGGGAACATACATTTTTCCGGTAATGCCGTTCCTAGCTGCGCCAATTCCGACAATGACGACGCCCCTTCCCAATACCAAATGCGCCGCGCATTGGTCATAATGACCGTATTTCCGTTTTCTTCTTTGATGTTTCCAAAAAATACTCCGGCTTCCCGTGTCCGTACGATTTTCCGTGTTTCCATAGTGTATACTCCTTACAAAGCGATTCAACGCTCGATGTTTCAATTTTCCCCGTCCGGCTGCGGGATTCGTTCCAGTCATTTCTTCTATTCCATACGGGGGATCGACAATGGCAAGATCGAATTGTTTATCGCGGTATTGTTTCATGTATTCCATACAATCGCTGTTGAATGCTTCGCTTTTCATTGTCTTCCCATTACCCCGTAATATGTTCTTTTACCTACTTTTCCCCATAAAGCACGTACAGCATTTGCTCCAGTGTTGCATTCGGGAAAAGTTCGGTAAACCGTTCTTTAACATCTGTCTTTATAAGTTCGTTAATAAGCTCTTCCTTAAAAACCGAAGCCTTTTCCGCGTAGTGTTCCATGATCGACTTATAAAGTTCGTATGAAAAACTCCGCTTATCAGTTGACACCATGCTTAAATATGCTTGATTAAATCCAAGCCGTGCGGCCTGTTTCGCTTGTGATTCACCGTAATCGACACGAAGTTTTGCAAGTATTTTTCCTACTTCATTTCTGTAACAAACCGTGCTTGAAAATCCCATTCGCTTACCCCTTATTTCTCTGCCCGATAATCGGGTGCAATAATTGTTATAATTTCCGTGTTTTGTCGTAACCGGCTCAAAATATCATTATCTAAATAGTTCTCAAAACATTTTTTACATCCCTTTACTTTACAATCACGCTTTAAATGTGTGTTTGCAAGCAGCATAAACGGCAATCCTCTTGTATGCCGTTTATCGAGTATATAACTAAGCCAGTTCAATTCAGACTCGCTTCCTTTTGTCCTTCCCATTTCGTCGATGACAAGTAACGGGATAGAAGCAAGCTCGTTAACAATTTCAAACTCATCTCTTTCTGCATTTTTTCTATAACTATGGCGTATCATTTTTGACATTTCATACATAGTTAAAATCTTGCCGCCGATTTCTTTAACAGCAATACTTCCCAACATTGTTTTTCCTACACCGTTCGATCCTAATATGATTATTTTTCCTGCCTTTTCAGCTATCATTTTTTTGACAGCCGCAAGTGCTCTGCTTTGTTCCCGACATTGCACCTTGTAGTCTTCAAGAGTTTTTAACCAAAATTCAGGCTCAATATTTTTCGCTTTCATCTTAGCTTGAAAAGAGACTCTTGATTGTTCGATCTCTTTCTGCCGCTGCTCGACTTCTTCCTGTTCCTTTTTACAGATCGGACAAAAGGGATATGCCTTACCGTATAATACAAACACTTCACAAGTAACTTTGCCGTGTCGTTGGCACATAAACTCAATAGGCTGTCGATTGATTGGTGGTAGAAAACCTTTTTTATCAATAGTTTGCATACCTGCCTCTTAAAGCTCTATCCTGTCAGCTGGCATGGAATTCATTCCATTTTCATTCTTTGTATACTTTTCAAAGTTGAAGTTCGCAGGAATAAATTGCAAAATGGTATTTTTTTCACAAAAGCTGTAAAAACTCTGTTCGCTATTCCACCACGTAAGCCCTTTTCGTTTTAGTTCTATGACTTTTAAATAGTTTTTCACCGCTTGAATGACATCCTCGCTATTTAACTGCAATCGTTTAATCGCAACGCTCGCAAGCTTAAAATCACGCATAGTAAATTCGATGATATTCTTCCCGCACGGTAACCCGTGTGAAAAATAGATGTCGAAAATCATTTCTGCATAACTTTTATTGACGACCGTTTCAAAGTCATCCGCAGTTTCCTCCGATTTTTTTTCAGGTTCCGTATTGATTGCCGAATCGTCAACGTCATCTTTCTGGCTTTCAGGTTCTGCTTCAGATACATAAGAGGCTTCTTCCACAGGCTCTTCAACCGGTGTTTCTTCCGACTGTTTAACCGGTTTTTCAACCTCTTTTTTCAGCGAATAAACGCCAGCTGTGTTCTCAACAAGCATTGCTTTTTCTTCAAGGTAATTTGTTGCTTTGAATCTATCCTTTCTCAATGTGTTATTTATTTTCCAATGGATTATCACACAAATTCCGGAATTAAAGCGGATTAAAAAACCGTTCCGAATAAGATGCTGCAAATCATCTTCATTTGCGCCGCATACCTTTCTGATTCGTTTAGAGTTATTGACGAAACCTTCGTCATCAGCATTCATCGATAGATGAAAGTACAAAGCCTGTGCGGAAGGCGGTAGGTCTAAAAACATATCGCTTTCCGTAATTGACTTTGAAAACATCCGTCTTTCACTCATTGCAATTCCCCCTCTCGTTAATCAACCTGTTTTACCGCAAGATTGATTATTCCCGTTTTGTCATACATATTTTACCGCAAGATTGATTATTCCCGTTTTGTCATAGCCGATGTTGTGTTGAGCAAGAAGTTCTTTAAAGTGTGTTATTTGTGCGAAACTTCCTTCAAGCGTCAGCGACGGTACGATAGCAAGCCCCATCTCTTCGGCGATGTTGTTTACTGTGCTGATTACACTTTCCATGCCGTAGACATTAAATCGGTATGTCTTTTCAGCAGGTACCTCCGCCGGTTTTGCAGTCGATACGGATATATTTCTTACTTCGTGCGTATCAAAATCAACCGCTACGACAGTCTGCGCGTCTTCCTTTATTTCTTCTTCCGGCTCTTGTCTTTCTTTTTGCTTTTCAGCCTCTGCCGCTTTTTTCGCTTCTTCTTCGGCCTTTTTTTGAGCTTCCAGAGCAATGAGCCGTTCACGGTTCGCTTTAAGCTCCGCTCCCTTATTAAGTGTTGATTGCAGGTTTAGCGTAGACAGATAGAGATCTTTTAAAACGGCGGCATCCTCGCCGAACGCATCGAGTGAAGCAAGATCGCCGTTGATACGGTTGATAATGTCGTCAAGCTCAACATCAATCGTTGCCAGCTTATACGTTTTATTGAGCCATCTTGCATTAAAAATACGATCCGGCGGTACAAGATTAAATTTCTTTGCTTCCCACAGCTCCATTATCTTGCGGTGTTTTTCTTCTTTTTCTTTGTTTTCCTCATTCTTGACGATTACATCAAGTTTGCTGCTCGCGCTTTTCATCATATCGATCGTTTCTGCGATAATGCCTTTGAACTCTTGAAAAGGCATATTCCATTCTTTTTCAAGCGCGATTCGGCGATCGTTCAACGTTTTAATGGCGTTGTTTATTTCAGCCTTATCAGTTGCGGCTTGTTTTGCCCCGCCGGTGTAATTATCAACGGAATACTCTTTAAGTTTCTCCGATACATATTTCTTAATATCATTTGCATTGGTAACAAGACTCCCAAGAGTCTTTTCTTTTACAATTAACGCCAAAGGGTTGTTTTCCATTTTGTTTAACCTCTCATTGTTTAGTCTGTCAAATTTTTCGCCGCAAACAAACTGCTTACAGCGACTCCATTATTGCGGAATAGGTAAGTGTCCTGCTTTCTCAAACGCCCGCTCAACTTTACCGCGCAAGTGCGGATATTTTTCCAAAAAGGCAGGCCAGCCACACCGGTGAAAAAATTCGTGTTCTTCACGTGTAAGGGCTAAGACGTTCCATGCGCAATTTGCGAACTGCGGAGCAGCGCCTCTGCTCACGATGTGATGGCAGTCAATGTCTCCGCCTACGCCACTTGCCTCGCTGTACTTTGCCGTCTTGCGCCATTCGTCTACCGTTAGATTGTCCATATAATCCGTCGTTTGCTTTCCCCGCCATATTTCCCATTCATACAGAATACTTCGCACATCCGCTTGCAAGTCGTAGGAAAGTTGGCAGTCGGTAGCCAAGTGGTACAGTAAGCCGTCGATAAAACGCGCAGCCGCAACCGTATTTGATTCTGAAATATGTACACTTCTCACAGTATCCTTGCGGAGCTTACTGGGCACTTTGTCTGCATACAGTTCAAGCAAATCAAGATACAAGTCATATTTTTCGCTTTCCGTCGGCTTACGGTTTTCCATTGATTCAAAGATAACTTCTACTAGTTTCCACACGGCATTAAGTTGTTTGAAACTCCGTTTTTGAAATTGAGCATCAATGTCGCATTTCAAAAGGATTTCCGCACAGCTTCTTTCTTCACGCTGTTTTTTTGATAAAAACAGTTTATCGATCAGAATTTTGTCCTTTTCGTCAGTCGGGCGCAAAACAATCTTCCCCTTGTACAAAATGCCGTGAAAAAAACCGGTTATCTTCACAATCAAAGCCTCTTAAAACAGCCCATCGGGAATGTCTTCATTTTCGCCGAATTGCGAATCAAGGGACTGGTTTACACCTTCATTTCCAGTTTGTCCGCTATTTCGCACCAACTGATCGTTAACCCGCTGTACACTTTCCGTTTTTTCAGTCTCCGCGGGAACTTCGTGCAATGCAGCACTTTCGGGTGAGTAATCAAAATTTTGTGTATAAGTGAAGTCATTACCGTCTTTGATGATGTTCGTATTGATGATTGCGCTGTCGCCATTTACAGCTTCTGCGATAATCTCTGCCTGCTCTACAACTTTCGGCGCATACTTGAGCACTTTTTTAAGCACGGTTTTCTTTGCCATGCTTTCAGGGTCTGTCGTCCACGGCGACGTATAGCCCTTTTGTACCGACTGTGAATATTTTTTTGCGTGCGCTTCAATCGCTTTCCAGCTCATCACCTCAAATGCGCTTGCACCGTTCTTTAATTCGTACAAGGCATACACGTAAATAGGGGTTTCAGTTTTTTCTTTTGGCCGATGAATAAGTTTCTCATCAAGTCCATAAGAATAATCAAAGTCGTCGCCTTCATAGACAACACGTGCAACAATCTTCTTGTATTGTCCAGTACGATAACAAAGATCGATCAATCCCTGATAACCGAGCTGAAACTGCGTTTCAAAACAGCCTTTTTTGCTGTTATAAAACGGAATCAGATATGCCTGTCCGAGCGGCGTATTGCACTCTAGTCCCAGCTGCGCAGATGTTAAAAGTGCACCCATAAAGGATTCAGGCGTACACCCTGAAAGTTTTGCATCTTTTGAGAGAGCTGTAAGCGCAATCCGCATCATGCGCTCCGGCGTAATATTCGCAGGCAGCGCATTTTTAATCTGTCCGCTCATTTTTGCAACCCACTGTTTTAAAGTCGGCGATGTACCATTTTGGGCATTTGCAAGTTTTGTACTTGCATTATTTCCGTTTACCTTCATTTTAATTTCTCCTCTGCATTTAGATTAAGGCTATGCCCATTTGGTATAACCTTTTAGCAACCTCACGTGTCGCTTCAATGTCCGCCAAAGCATCATGTGCATTTTCAAGGTTCACACCTAAGTGTTTTGCCACAGTGCCGAGTTTTCTGTCGGGAAGATACGGTAACGCTTTCTGCACCCCTGCCTTTTTTACTTGCAGGAATACATCAGCGATAACGTTGATAAAATAATCCTCAAGCCGATAGCCGTTTCGCTCAAAAGAGGCTTTAAGGTGCCCTATATCAAATCCTACGTTGTAACCGGCAATAATCATCTTTTCAGTCTTACTGCCGTCCTTTTCAAAAAGTTCTCTTGCCTCCGCAAAAAACGCGGCAATTTTCGGAACCTCTTCTTTTTCAGGTGGAAACGCTTTTATTTGATCTTCTGAATAGCCGTGAACAGCTCCGGCACCTTCGTGGTACTTAATCGTTTCGCTTAACGGATTTAAGAAAAAACACCGCTCACAGATCAGCTGTCCGTTATCAACAAGCACACAGGCAACTTGAAAGGCGGCTGAATCGCTTGGGTCTATACCGGTCGTTTCAGTATCAATCCACATAAAGCGCATTTTCCGCCTCCTGCATGTCGATAAGTCGCCGGATAAAGTGCATTTTTGCTTTTAGGTGGAATATGACAGCTCCTGATCCGTGCCTTCCACTGAAATAGGCAAGCGCATTTTCAGGAAATACTTTGTCAGCCGTTATCTTTTTGCATCCCCAAAACAGCACATGTACTTGCAAAAACTCATCGCACTGCCGTATACCCTCGTAGCACCGCTCCCGTTCCGCCTCGAACATTTACAGCTCCTTCGCCTTTGTAATACGCAGCACGCGCGAAACGCTTTCTTTTGCGTATTCATCGTACACACCGGCTTTTTTCAAGGCATTTGTGTCAACCCGTTTTGAAACCTGTGTGTTAAGCGATATTTTCCAACGGCCGCAGGTTGCGATTGTCTTAGACGCATTTTCTCCGCCGGATGCTTGTGTCATTTTAATCAACACCTGCTCTTTGAGTATGTCGCTCTTTTTCTTTAGGTCTTCGATTTGACTATCGATAGCAACCTTCTCTTCGAGCAGCTGTTCGGTATCCTCGTTGAGCGTAATTTCTTCGGCCATCGGCAACGCTTTCACGAGGTCAAGCTCGTTTTCATTGCCGGTAGGAGCAGGCATAACATTTGCGAGTACAAAATCGTTCCAGAACGTACTTTCTGTCTCGATAAGCCGGTCAATAAACTCGTCATTTCGCGGAATGACATAATGCCTTCCGGTGTATTGGTCGAAAATAAAAACGGTAAGCACAAAGAAGGTAAGCCCTGTAACTGCCATGTAATGTTGAACCTGCGCATAGTAGCTGTCGGGAATTTCGTCTGTTGTGAAACCGTCGCCGGTGCGTGATGTTTTTATTTCGTGTCCGCCAAGACCGGAAACAACACTACCGGCGATTTCTTTTTCGCCTTCCACGAATATCAATCCGTCAAAATTGGCGTTCATAAAATCGTGTTCTTTGTTTGTGAACATACTGGGAACCGTTTCAATTTCAATCCCCAGCTCTTCACGAGCCTTCTGCCGTATCGGGTCTTCAAGTATGTTTCCCCATTCGGCAGCCTTGCTTCCTTCATGTACCGCAAGGTCTTTTTTTGCAAAATAAACGCTCAAGGGCGTGGCATATTTGTTTAAGCCCATAATCGCCCCTGCATCACTTCCGCCAATCCCAGATTCACGCAATTTAAGCCATTCGCTTCGGCTCATTGTGCTTGTGTCAGTTAAACGTGCTTTACCACGTTCAATAACTTGTTCATACAACATTGATTTCTCCTTCTTGAATTTTTCGTGTTAACTCGGCATCAAAAATCAATTTGACACCAAGCTCTTCAGGGCTATCGCCGTCAGGTTCACACCCAAAGCAAGAGCCGAAATAGCACAGGCTATCAACGCCTGTTTTGTAGCGTTCCATAAGTTTTTCAAAGCCGCAAAAAAGGTTATCGGTATCACCGAAAAACTTGTTTCCGTACCGGTACTTACCGTCCTGTTCATAGACATCACGGAAAACAGGTCTATCCCAATCATCAACTCCGTAAAAAACCACTTTCAATTCTTTTAACCCCTTCATACATCCCTCACTCCGATTTATTTTTTAGTCGGTTCAGTCTCACCATCTCGTAGCGTAACTCCGCCGCTTGATCGGTACCGAAACCCATACCGAATAACAGACACTCTCTGATTGTGCCGACAAATTTCTTCCCCTCTCGTTCCGTCTCGTAGAGCGATACTTTATTTTCGCCGTACAAAACTTTAACCCTTCGCATTTTCATACTGCTGCCTATACGATGTAGTACCGTTTTACACGGCATTTTTCTTTGTAACGGTTCAGAACTTCTACCCACTCGTAAGATATGTCAAAACCCCTGTCTTTCAATTCAAAGATGCGTGCAGACAGTCTCGTTTCGCCTAAATCGTTGCATGCTTCCAATGTGGTAATTGAACCGAAATCTTTCATGTAGTCAAAAACGCGCTGTTGTTTCGTACTCAGTTTGATTTTTGCAGCTTCAATCATCGTCTACTCCCATGCTGATAAGCGTTTCTTCAACCTGTACAAGCCGATCGTTAAGGCGTTCAATAGTCTTTTTCAGCCGTTTTTTTTCGCGCCTGAGCTGTTCAGGATTTTCAAGGTCATCGTCGGTTGCTTTTGCTTTTTGTTTTGCGATCGCTTTCACCTGTTCAACGGTTTTTCCGCTGTCGGCCGCATTTTGCGCAGCATGTTTAATCATAGGATTTTTTGCTAAGTTGACTGCTTTGGCAATCTCCTCATTGTCTTCACTGTCGCTCATGTTGTTGCGCATCAGCTCTTTTGCCTTATTGCGTGTCATTTGCAGGTCATGTTCAATGACATCTTCAACGCGCTCTCCATTCGTTTTACAGCTGTCATGCAGTTTTAAAATTATCCGGCCGAGCTGTTTTTGCGCTTCTACAATTTGCTTTTGAATCTCTGCAGCTTCCGCTATAAGCGCGGCCGTTTCTTCGCTTCTTTCCCGCGCATATAGTTTCAACTCGATTGCTTTGTCGATGAGGTCGTAAAATGTTGCCCAGAAAATACCGGAGTGCGCTTTTGAGGTCTTCACGCCTTTTTCGGTAGTTAAGATGTGGTGTGTAAGCTCGTGTATTGCCGTATACATGAGCTGATTGTCTGTAGTAAAATTTCTGTTATGTAAAATGATTTCTTGTGTAGCAGGTTTGTATAATCCGTTTACCTTGCTTGATTTTTTACCTGTTTGAATAACCGTAAAGTCAGTTTTACAGTAATACAGCTTGGCTAATGCAGCCTTGATTTCCTCGTTATTCACTTTCTAACCCCTTACAAGAAAGGGCTTGCCCCTGCGTACTGGAACAAGCCCTTAAAGACTAGCGGTCAAGCTAGAACCGACAAGCGGTTTAGAAAGTACGCTCATCTAAGCCGCTCGTACGAAGCGCAATTTACGCTTCCCAAGTTGCTTAGAGATTAGCACTTAATAACAACAAAAAAAACTTTAGTCTTGCAATCTAAAACCGTTTCCAGTATAATTTGTAATCTTGCTTATAGACAGTTTTTGAAAATTGATATTTTTAGCTGCTGTTTTTTTTGACGTAAAAATCTTATAGAAATGAGGTAAAAGAATTATGAGTAGTGATATTTCAAAAATGAGAAATATCGGTATCAGTGCGCACATCGATTCGGGAAAAACAACCCTTTCAGAGCGTATCTTGTTTTATTGCGACCGTATTCATACCATTCATGAGGTACGTGGAAAAGACGGTGTCGGTGCCGTTATGGATAATATGGAATTGGAACGGGAGCGCGGTATCACCATCCAGTCCGCATCAACACAGGTAACATGGAAAGACCACACCATTAACGTTATCGACACGCCCGGACACGTTGACTTTACTATCGAAGTTGAACGTTCATTGCGCGTTTTGGACGGCGCTATTTTGGTACTTTGTTCCGTTGCCGGTGTACAGTCTCAGTCTATTACCGTTGACCGCCAGCTTAAACGCTACCATGTTCCGCGAATTGCTTTTGTCAACAAGTGCGACAGAACCGGTGCCAATCCGTTGAAGGTACGAATGCAGCTGCGCGAAAAGCTCGGCCTGAACGCCTATATGATGCAGCTCCCGATCGGTCTGGAAGATAAGCTTGAAGGCGTTGTCGACCTCGTAACGATGAAGGCGCTGTACTTTGAAGGGGACAGCGGCACCGAACTCCGCGTGGCCGAAATTCCGGCGCATCTGCTTGATGATGCAAAAAAATACCGTGAAGAAATGATCGATGCAGCTTCAATGTTCTCAGATGAGCTTGCAGAAGCTTTCCTCGAAGGCGCCGAAACGGAAGAGATGATCCGTGCAGCGGTACGTGTGGGTACGTTACAAGAAGCTTTTGTACCGGTGTTCCTCGGTTCAGCCTATAAAAACAAAGGCATCCAGCCCTTGCTCGATGCCGTAACGTACTATTTGCCCAATCCGACGGAAATTACCAATAAGGCACTCGATTTGGATAAAAACGAAGAGCCGGTTGTCCTGAGTACCAACCCCGATGATCCGGTTGTATCGCTCGGCTTTAAGCTGGAGGATGGAAAATACGGTCAGCTGACCTATGTGCGTATCTATCAGGGAACACTGAAAAAAGGCGGCGAACTGTACAATACCCGCTCACGCAAAAAGTTCAAGGTTGGACGTCTTGTCCGCATGAACTCTGCCGAAATGGAAGATATTTCCGAAGGCGGCCCGGGAGACATCGTTGCGCTCTTCGGTATCGAATGTGCATCAGGAGACACGTTCTGCGGCGGAGACCTCAACTACGCAATGAGTTCCATGTACGTCCCCGATCCGGTTATTTCGCTTTCGATTACCCCCAAGGATAAAAAATCCGCCGACCAGATGGGCAAGGCGTTAAACCGCTTTACCAAAGAAGACCCGACTTTCCACACGTATGTGGACCCCGAATCGAACGAAACGATTATTCAGGGTATGGGTGAACTCCACTTGGATGTATACATTGAACGAATGCGCCGCGAATACAAGTGCGAGGTAGAAACCGGTATGCCGCAGGTTGCCTACCGCGAAGC